CCACAACAGAAGGCGTCGCGGGGTTATTAGCCAGTGCCGCCGCGCCCGCACGGAAGGCACCCAGTAGTTCGACAATTACATTCATCTAACGCCACGACGCAACAGTCGGGGCTCCGTACGCACCACCCGCCATGATTCTGCGCTCACTCAGTGATACAGCAAACCGCAGCATCGTGTCGATCGCCAACAGAATCATGAGGCCGATCGCGACAAACAGGAAGAGCTCCGCCGTACCCTGGAGCGGCGTCGGCATATGTAGAGACTCCAGCTGACGTGTCAGTGCCTCGAGGCGCTGATTGATTTCGGAGGGAATTTCTGCGACTGCGCTCGCCGCAGCAGCAGCAGGCTGCGAAATCTGCCGCCAGAGTGTTGGCTGACCCGACACAACTAGGGATCCATCGGCACGATGCTGCGCAGCGGGATACGTAGGTGCCGCGGGCGGTGGAAGTTTCGATCCCTCGAGTGTAAATGCCTTCTCCCATTCCTCTACATCGCCAGTCTCACCGGGCATATGGAAAAGATTGTCAAGACTCGTTCCCTCGGTGGGAACCTTATCGGTCGGCGGTCCCGAGAGAATATCATTTGCCGGTGGAGGCGGCGCCGCCTGGCGATCAGGATCTGGTGCGGACATGAATGGTCCGGGTGTGAACATTTCCCGATGTTTCTTTTTCTTCGACTGCTTTGCGGCAGCTGGCAGCTGCGGCGCCGCCGCAATTGAGCTCGGCCCCGCAAAGGCCTCATCCAATGAACAGAAAGCCATTCTTACCCCTACTGGTTGTAGATCTTCTTTCCTCTAGCGGGAATCGCCGCGATGAGTAATGAAGAACACCGGCTGGCTCATATGGGTTTTGTTCGGATTATCTCTATTAATTACAGCCGGCGCAATTATTCGTGAAGGTTTTGACTCCTCGGGGCGCATGCCCGGGATGTCACTCACAGAGATGTCCACACAGGCCCTCGATGCGGCCCCAACGGCACCCGAGGCGAAACTCCACTACAAGACACTACTTCTGTTTGCCGGTGATGACATCAAGAAGCAGGGTACAAATGGTCTCCGCATTTTGGCGGATTTCCGCGATCGTGTCTACACGCAGCCGGGAGTTACGTACGACATGCGTCTTCCCGATGGAACATACCCCAAGATGAATTTCCGCCGTGGCCTCACGGTGAATGATTTTCTGGACAATTGGCCAACGTGGATGCCCGCACTGGATCCGACCATTCGCGAACCGATTCCCACCGTAACAGATGCCGTCCACGCAGAATCCAAGCTCCTCGCATTCATCCAGCGCTACTATCCGAACGGCGGCGATGTTCAGACGCAGCAAGTGCTAAACGGTCTCATCCAGGACTTTGCGTCGCGGTTTGTCTATGAGGCGGGCACAACCTATCAGCTCGTCCCGGATATAACATCGCAGTCTCTCCTCCACGGCTGGGTAAATCCCGTCATGAAGCGCCCCGTTCCTCGTGAGTAAACCGCCACCTCCTGTAAGGAACGACCATGCAGCCCGTCCCGCCACCGGCGCACCGTCTCCACTGGTCACCCGTCGCACCCTCGTGGATCGTCAGTGCGGGTCTCGTACTTCTTGCGGCGATGCCCCATAAAGTCCCCGTACACGGGCTGCGCCATCCGCTAGGATTTCTGTTGGCTGCCGCCGCAGCGGCCTGGCTTCTCACAAAGCATACCGTTCTTGGAATCGCCGCATTACTGTTAATTGTCAGCGTTCCACTACACGGCGCAGTAGAAGGATTCGTGAATCCGCCAATGTTGCTCAAGGATGTTGTTAAGAGCAGTAAGCAGCGGCCCGCACGCTGGTTTCAAGAGGATGTAATGTCCGAAGAGCCCACGATGATACAGGAACGTACAGAAGAGAGTAATCTCCTACATGATGTGGTTTCTCCCGATGAGCGTGCGACAGTCTGGTACGATGAGGAGGCGCTTCAGCAGAGCCCCTCCGCGATACAGGAGCGCGCCCTCAGCGAGTCGGATCGGTATCCGGAGTACTAGATCGAAAATCGCTGCCTCCTCACAGAGATGGAGACACTGGGTCGCCAACCGCTCTTTAAGCTCCTCGGTGCGATCATTGTGCTGCTTATTGCGGATCAGTATCCGCAATGGGCTCTCGCTGCGGCAGCTGTGTGGGCCGCATGGATTTATGCGTCCTATTATTTCGCAAGGCGCCCCTCTGTGAATTTTGCCCGGCCAGAATAAGGGATGCCGCCGCGGCAAAAGACAGACCCGAACCCCGCGCCAGCACAAACAGGAGGAGCACTAGACGCGATTCTGGCGTCGATTCATGAAATTAACATGAATCCCTACATTCTCGGTTTCGCCTATATTCTCCTCAACCTTGGAGGTCGGTTCATGGTCATGTCGGTCACACCCGCCCAGGAAGCGTTCCTTCAGAACATTGTGTTCCGGCCCCTGCTCCTTTTCGCGATCATGTTCATCGGAACGCGCAACATGGTTGTCGCCTTCTGGATGACATTGGTAATTCTTCTGATTCTTCATTACTTCCTCAACGAGGATTCAACGTGGTATCTCCTCAGAGACTGGACTGCGACAGGCGGCGCCACCGGCATCAGCCTGTAAACGCGTTTACACATTGAGATCTAGTGTAGTTCCCACCGGTGTTGCTACGGCACGACGACGACCACGTCGCCGTTCCGTATTCATAGTACTACTGGTACCGATGCTCCCATTGTCATCCATGTGATTGATGAAATCTGCCATGGGGTCCGCGCGGCCGCCTACTCCCTCTCGCAGAATCTGCACTCCACGGGGTGGTGACGGAGGCTTGCCAGAAGGCGTGAAGACTCCGGCGACGGAGGAGTGAACGGGCGGCGGCTCACTGGCCTGCTGCATAAGGCGCTCAGTCTCGAAGGCCTTGAGGATATCATCGACACCGCTGGGGCCGCGCATTTCACGGCGGGCTCTCGGCGGATCGGCGGCGGATGCGACGTTAAAGGGGCCGCGCCCGGATGCGGAGCCCCGTGGCGGACTTGGCGGGGGAGGCGCACCGTATCCCATCGGAGTTGGACCCGGACCAGAACTCATGCCGCCACCCATCGGCATCGGACCACCACCACCACCACCACCACCAATACCCGACGCCGCCGACATGAATCCACCGAGGCCGCCACCCATCTTGGCGGCCATCTTCGCCGCAAGCAGGCGCTGTAGCTCCGGGTCGTCGTTCATCAGATCCGCCATGCCAGGAATACCCGAGCGCTCTGCCATCGTATTCGTCAGATGGTACATCGTAGCAGAGACACCCAGCGTGCCAACAAGCCGCATCAGAGGATGCATCTTGGCCTTGTCCTTGTAGAGATCGTACAGCTCCTCGAAAATATCATCGAAATCCGAGATATTCGTATGAACCGATTCGGACCAGCCCTTCAGGCGCGGCTTCATAGGCAAGCGGTGCCCTACCTTGTCGTTCAGCATCTCTACACCAGACACAAATGTCATGAGCGCATTCCGCTGGAAACGGACGGATGCCTCCAGATTCTTGCTATCTGTGAGACCATCGTACTCGGCCTTGATCTCCTCAAGAGAATTCGACATGGTCATGCGCTGACCCCTAATCCCGTCGGCCTCCAGGCGGCGGAGCTTCGTCAGCATTCGCTGCTTCTCCTTGGCCTCTTCCTCGGGATTCATCGCACCGATGTCCATAACATCACCGCCACCGCCGCCCGTGCTAATGACAAACGGTGTGGACTCCGCACCATCCATATCCCCACCGCGATTAATGCTAATGTTTGCCACACCCGGAGCAGCATCCAGACTCACCGCCTCGAGATCATCGATTGGCCGGATCTGAATCTGTGGAGGCTCGCTCATGTTACCTCCTCCACTGCTAAAGTTCACCTGGCGCGCCGGGTTCCCTGTACCCATCCTCGGAGAGGCAGCGATCTTGCTCTGATTTGCGATTATGCCGAGGCCAAGATCATCACCGAGTTCGATAATATCATCACCACCGGCCCCTACGTCGATATCGCGGCCGCGTGAAGCAAAAGTGGCGAGTTCCTGGATGGATGGCTTCGAGCCTCCCTCGGCAAACTGAACACTCATACCGTTGCCATTGGAGTAGACCTTTAATTGGCCGCTAGACCGCGGCTGCGCCATCTACACACATTAACAGTGCGTCGGCCAGATCGTCGCGTTTCGCCTGTGCGGACCACCATGTCAGATGTACCAGAGCACCAGTCTCTGTCAGGAGCTTCGTTACCCGCTCAATTCCGGCGACCTTGCGCGCCCGCTTGTTCTCCTTACCCGCTGCGACCGCCGCCCCACGTGTCTTAACAGATGCCGACACGAATTCCATCTTTCCAGCCCACCCTATCTCAGATCGCAGACGATGGTCGATCAGTGTAAACAGCATGATCTGGACAGATTTCATGTGAGGTGCGAATTCCGATGGCTGATTTTCTAGACGAATCCTGTCAGCCATCGCGAGCCATGTGAGTTCACTATCTAGGCATACTTCCATTGCGGCGAGCAAACTCTGGAGAGTTACACCCTTGGACTTAGGGGCTTTGTATGGCATGAGGCGAATGGCCGCTGCGCGCTCTTCGATCGCCGCCTTAGTCATCTTCTTGGCCTCTGCCTCGGTCACACTGAGAGCACCAGGTGCCCATGTGCGCCAATCTGCGAGTTTTGGCGCCTTCACCGAAATGTCCAGGACAGACTTGGACCCAGAAAGACCCTTTTTGACGCATTTCTTACACCAGATACGCCCAACAGGTCTGTCCGCCCATGAAGCTGGACCACCGCACCCACACCGTGTGAGGCTCTGCGAATCAGCACCGTCGGCTAGTAGATTCAGATTCGCCCAGCGGCGAATACCGACGAGCCCACCAGATCCGTCGAATTCTCCGACACAATAACTCAGATTCTTGATTCCGAGGTCGAATGAGGCAATAACAACCATTTGTCTAAACCCAGACTTCTGATACGGCTTTAGCCGGTGTCCATAGGATTACTTTTCTTGTAAATACCATTACATGAAAAGGGGGTTGCATCAAACGGGAATCGAACCCATGTCACGACCTTGGAAGGGTCGCATTCTACCTCTGAACTATTGATGCTAAAGGCGGGGGGAAATTGCACCGAGCAGGACTCGAACCTGCGACCATTGACGGACAGCGGCCTTAACGCTGCGGATTAACCACTCTCCCATCGGTGCTAAAAAAGAAACCGGACCCCCCTATGAGACTTCTATGAAAACTCATAAAGGGATGTAAATCCCGTTGTGGTCCCAGTGGGTGTCGAACCCACGACTTTCACCTTGCGAGCATAGTTCTATGACTATAAGAGTGACACTCTACCAACTGAGTTATGGGACCTGTAGGGCACCGGCAAAGCCGACACCCGGAGGATCAGCAGACCGGCTGTCCTCAACACTACTGTAGATTCATCTGCTTTAGATGGAACGCGCACCCGGACTAATCCATCTAAAAATACCCTCTGCCCGATACAACAAGAGAAGATGGAGGACATTTCAGCGACTGTATTCATTAATCTAGATAGGCGCAAAGATCGTCTTGCTGAAATTACAGGAGAACTCTCCAAAATAGGTATTGACGATGCTATTCGTTTCCCAGCTGTGTCTCACAAAGTCGGTGCCGTTGGCTGTATGAAGTCTCATCTAGAAGTTTTGAAAATGGCCAAGGCTAATAGTTGGACGAATGTTCTCATATTCGAGGACGATTTCATGTTCGTTGTAGATAAACCAACATTCCATGCGTCTATGCGGATTTTCTTCCGAATGAAAATGCCATATGATGTTCTTATGCTCTCCTACAATCTGCGTCGTACGGAGGATATCAATGGGCTCGTGGGATATGCCCGGCGCTCATTCACATCTGCCGGCTACATCGTTCACAATCGCATGTATGATCGCCTGATTGCTATTTTCGAGGAGAATATTGCGAAACTCGAGGCAAATCCACATATGGGCAACAAGTACGCGCTCGATGTATGTTGGTTCCATCTTCAGGAGACAACGGAGTGGCTCTACCTCAAGAAGAGAATCGGTATCCAGCGCCCAGGGTTCAGCGATATTGAAAACAAAGTTGTAGCATACGGTGTCTAGTAGCCGCGTTCAATCCCGATCTTAAAGAATCCCAGCCAAGAATACACTAGAATGTCCGCGGCGATCGGTATCGATCTTGGTACAACGTATTCCTGTGTAGGTGTCTGGCAGAATGATCATGTAGAGATCATTGCGAGCGACACTGGCAATCGTACGGTGCCCTCCATGGTCAGCTTTACGGACAACGAGCGCATTATCGGTGACGCAGCCAAGTCGGCGGCGGCAGCTTTCCCGCGTTCCACAGTATTTGATGCGAAGCGTATGATCGGCCGCCCATTTAACGACCCTATTCTACAGCGCGATCTGCGCCACTTTCCGTATGATGTTATCGACGATGGCAACGGCCGCCCTCAGATTGTTGTAGATACGAAGGATGGTCAGAAGAAGTTCTACCCAGAGGAGATCTCCGCTATGGTTCTACAGAAGATGAAGGCCGTCGCGGAGTCCTACCTTGGCAAGCCAGTGCGCGATGCCGTTGTGACGGTGCCAGCCTATTTCAATGATGCGCAGCGCCAGGCGACGAAGGATGCGGGTGTTATCGCCGGTCTCAACATTGTACGGATTATCAACGAGCCCACGGCCGCGGCCATCGCATACGGCCTCGACAAGAAGAGTGTGGGGGAGCGCAAGGTGTTGATTTTTGATCTTGGTGGCGGAACGTTCGACGTGTCACTGCTGACTCTGGATGACGGTGTGTTTGAGGTCAATGCGACGGCAGGTGACACACATCTAGGGGGCGAAGATTTTGATAATCTCGTTGTCGACTGGGCGGCGGAGGAATTCCGTCGCAAGAACCATATTGATATCCGCGATAACGCGCGTGCGCTCCGCCGCCTCCGCACTTCCGCAGAACGTGCGAAGCGCACTCTGAGCTCTACGACGCAGGCCCAGATCGAAGTCGACTCACTCGCAGAGGGCACTGATCTGAATCTCACGCTCACTCGTGCGAAGTTCGAGTCCCTCTGTGATAGCCTCTTCCGCAAGTGTATCCAGCCCGTGGAGCAGGTTCTACGTGATGCCCGTTGTAGCAAGGATGACGTAAATGATATCGTTCTAGTCGGCGGCAGCAGCCGTATTCCTCGTGTCCAGCAGCTCCTGCGTGACTTTTTCGGTGGCAAGGAGCTCTGCCAGAATATTAATCCCGATGAAGCCGTTGCCTACGGCGCCGCAGTCCAGGGCGCGATCCTCGGCGGCGTCAAGTCCGAGAAGACGGATGGCATTGTGCTTCTTGATGTTACGCCGCTGACTCTCGGCATCGAGACCGCCGGTGGCGTCATGACGCCGCTGATCAAGCGCAACACAACTATTCCCTCGAAGAAGACGCAGGTGTTCAGCACTTACAGTGACAACCAGAGTCAGGTCAAGATTCAGGTCTACCAGGGGGAGCGCGCGCTAACTCGTGACTGTGCGCATCTCGGCGAATTCGACCTCGGTGGAATTCCACCAATGCCCCGCGGCGTTCCCCAGATCGAGATCACCTACGATCTGGACGCTAACGGAATTCTGAATGTTACGGCTGTAGAGAAGTCTTCGGGAAAGACGAATAACTGTACGATCAAGAGTGACAAGAGCCGCAGTGCGGAGGAGATCGAGCGAATGGTTGAGGAAGCGGCCCGCTATGAGGCCGAGGATAAGGCCGTTCTGGAGCGTGTCGAGGCCCGCAACGGCGCCGAAGCCTACCTCTACAATGTGCGGAATTCCATCAACGACGAGAAGCTCCGCGACAAGATTTCCGCGGACGACAAGGAGTCTCTGGAGGCGACAGTCAAAGCCGGTCTGGAGTGGCTCGATGACAATCGTGATGCGGGTGTTGCGGCCGTGAAGGAGAAGCAGAAGGAGTGGGAGGCGACTGTCAATCCGGTGATGATGCGATTCGCGGCCGCCGCATCAGGAGAAGAGACCGCAGCACCAAAGGCCCCTCGTGTCGAGGAAGTGGATTAATCACGATTCAATATTCAGTTTCCTATTACTAGAATTCCGCAATTCTAATAATAGAAATTACAATTCGCCTCAAATCGACCGAATGAACTGCCAACCCAGTTCGCGACAGATCTGTTGCCACACCTGATCCTGCTGATACAACTTCTCGCGCGACTTCAACAGCTGGAAGCACGGCAGGAATTCGTCCATCTCAAGCAACTGACACATCTTGTAGAGCACGTACGGATACGACAGGAAGTTCGACCGACCCTTGGGGCAGTACTTGATGAACGCCGGCTGAATCTCCTTAAACATGTGCTGGAGCTTCTCCTCTACTTCCTTCGACAAAGTGAGCGACGTCATCTGCTGCTGGATCCGATTCTTGATCTGCTGGACGTGATCATACATCTTCGACATCTTGAGTTTCTGTAGAATTTCGCGGATCTTCTCCTTCTTGACCTTCTTGGGATCGCGGATGCGTTCCTTGCGGAGTTCGCTGAGAACCGCCTCAATGACATCCTGTGGAATATCCGTGCTCTCCTTGGCCTGGAATTGCGCGAGCCACTCGTTGAAATGATTCGATTTCTTGTAGGCGAAATAGGTGATCTCCCGCGGCGGATCCTTGTAGCTCGGCTTCTCGGAATCCACCAGAATGAATTCCTCATAACCGCACCCAGGGCAACTCAGCATGGCCTCATTCTGGAAAAACGTCATCTCCACATCGCATGCGGGGCAGGACCCCCACCCGGGTTCAATGCCCGATCCTGGCATAATACCACTCTTGATTGCCGATGGTTCAACAACGGCCAGATAACGCTCCATCAGCTTATCGCGATTGAGCCCTTCATCTGTCTCGATGTCACTG